GAACGCGAAGGGACCGGCCAAGGCCTCGGGCGACGCCGGCTCCGTCGAGCAGCACCCGCTCTCCGAGCAGATCGAGGCCGACCGCTACCTCGCGTCCAAGGAAGCCGCCAAGAAGCCGCAGCGCGGACTGCGGTTCAACAAGCTCGTCCCGCCGGGGGCCGACTGATTCCAGGGGTCAGGAGTCAGGAGACAGGAGTCAGAACACTCGACTCCGGTGTCTTCTCTGACCCCTGATTCCTGATCCCTGACTCCTGAAATGGGGGCCGACTGAGTGCTGCGCTGGCTCGCCAATTTCTGGAACACCAAGCCGACGCGGCCCGGCCGCGACCGGAGCGTTCGCGTCGTGCGTGCCCGCTACGACGCGGCGGTGACGACCGACGACAACCGCCGGCACTGGGCGGCGGCGGACGGGCTGTCGGCCAACGCCGCCAACAACCCGGAAGTCCGCCGCGTCCTGCGAAACCGTGCCCGCTACGAGGTCGCCAACAACAGCTACGCCCGCGGGATCGTGCTGACCCTCGCCAACGACGTCGTCGGCACCGGCCCGCGGCTGCAGATGCTCACCGACGACGCCGAGGCCAACCGGCGGATCGAGCGCGAGTTCGGGCGCTGGACGACCGCGATCCGCCTCGCCGAGAAGCTCCGCACGATGCGCTCGGCGCGCGCCACGGACGGCGAGGCGTTCGCGCTCCTGACCAACAACCCGAAGCTGCCGCACGCCGTGCAACTCGACCTGAAGCTGGTCGAGGCCGAGCAGGTGACCACGCCCAACCCGCGCCTGGACGCCACGGTCGATGGCATCGTCTTCGACGCGGCCGGCAACCCGGTCGAGTACCACGTCCTCCGGGAGCATCCGGGCGACGTGGTGTCCCGCCGGGCGCTGGCCTTCGACCGCATCCCCGCCGAGGCGATGCTGCACTGGTTCCGCATCGACCGCCCCGGCCAGGCGCGCGGCATCCCGGACATCACGCCCGCGCTGCCGCTGTTCGCGCAACTGCGGCGGTTCACCCTCGCGGTGCTGGCGGCCGCCGAAACCGCCGCCGACTTCGCGGGCATCCTCTACACAGACGCGCCGGCCAGCGGCGAGGCGGACGCGGCCGAGCCGTTCGAGCCGATCGAACTGGAGAAGCGGGCGCTCGTCACCATGCCCGGCGGCTGGAAGATGAGCCAACTCCAGGCCGAGCAGCCGGCAACGACTTACGCGGAGTTCAAGCGGGAGATCCTCAACGAGATCGCCCGCTGCCTGAACATGCCGTTCAACGTCGCGGCGGGCAACTCGTCGGCTTACAACTACGCCTCCGGCCGGCTCGACCACCAGACCTACTTCAAGGCGATCCGGGTCGAGCAGGCCCAGGTCGAGGACACCATCCTCGACCGCCTCCTCGCCGCCTGGTTCGACGAGGCCGCCCTCATTCCGGGCCTACTGCCGGCGGGCCTGGGTCCGTTCATCGACCTCGACCACGCCTGGTTCTGGGACGGCCACGAACACGTCGATCCCGCGAAGGAAGCGACCGCCCAGGCGACGCGGCTCGCCAACCACACGACCACCCTCGCGCACGAGTACGCCCGCCAGGGGCGGGACTGGGAGGACGCCTTGCGCCAGCGGGCCAAGGAAGTCGCGCTCATGGCCGAACTCGGCCTGACGCCGGCCCAGACGACTCCCGGACCGGACGATGCCAACCCGGAGGAAGACGATGCCGACGAGCCGGCCCGAACTGATGCCTGAGAAGCTCTGGCTGACCGCGACCATGCAGTTCGCGGCCGCCGAGAGCCCGGCCGTCGGCGACGGCGCGGCGAAGCTGCCGCGCTTCAACATGGTCGCCTACACCGGCGGGGCGATGCGGCTGGAGGGGTGGAAGTACCCGGTCGTCGTCGATCTGGCGGGCATGGCGATCCCGTCGCAGAACCGCCCGATCCGCGTCGGCCACAACACCGACCGGCTCGTCGGCCACACCGACGCCATCGGCCAGGAGGCCGGGAAACTGGTCGCCTCGGGCGTGCTGAGCATCCCCGGCCCCGACACCGAGCGCGTCATCGCCGGGTCGCGCAACGGCTTCCCGTGGCAGGCGAGCATCGGGGCGCGGGTCGAGCAGTTCGAGTTCGTCAAGGACGGCCAGGTCGCGGCGGCCAACGGCCGGGAGTTCACCGGGCCGGTCGTCATCGTCCGCAAGTCCACGCTCGGGGAGATCAGCTTCGTCGATCTCGGCGCGGACGGGAACACCAGCGCGAGCGTGGCCGCCCACGCCCAGGGGAGTCCGACCATGCCGACGGCAACCAGCCCGACGGACACACTGGCCGCGACCGCGGCGGCCGACGCCGTGACCGCCGTGCGGACGGCGACGGCGAACGAGGCGAAGCGGATCGCCGCCATCCGCAAGCTGTACGACGGCAAGCTCCCCGACGTGGAGGCCCAGGCCATCGAGGAAGGCTGGGACGTGACCCACGCCGAGTTGGAACTGCTGCGCCGCAAACGCCCGGCCGCACCCGCCGTCGCGGGCGGCCAGGGCGGTCTGCCGGGCGCGGAGGTGATCGAGGCGGCGCTGTGCAAGACGCTCCGCACCCCGAACCGCGAGAGGCTCTTCTCCGAAGAGACGCTCGACGCCGCCGACCGGCAGTTCAAAGGCCTCGGCCTGCAGGAACTGGTCGTGATGGCGGCCCAGGCCAACGGCTACGCCGGCCGCACGGCGATCCGCCGCGACACGCTGCCGGCGATCTTCCGCGCCGCGTTCGGCCCGGTGCAGGCCGCGTTCAGCACCCTGTCGCTGCCTGGCATCTTCTCGAACGTCGCCAACAAGGAACTGCTCGCCGGCTTCCAGGAGGAGGACCAGACCTGGCGCGAGGTCGCGGCGGTCAAGTCGGTCAGCGACTTCAAGCAGGTCACCAGCTACCGCCTGCTCGACGACATGGAGTACGAGGAACTCCCGCCGGGCGGCGAGATCAAGCACGGCAAGAAGTCCGAGGAGTCGTACACCCGGCAGGCGCGGACCTACGCCAAGATGTTCTCGCTGACCCGCGAGGACCTGATCAACGACGACCTGGGCGCCTTCGAGGACATCCGCACCCGGCTCGGCGGCGGGGCGGCCCGGAAGTTCAACGCCGTCTTCTGGGGCCGGTTCCTCGACAACGCGGCGTTCTTCACCGCCGCCCGCGGCAACTCCATCGCCGGGGCCGCGACCGCCCTCGACCTCAACGGCACCGGCTTGCAGGCCGGCATCCTCGCCTTCCGCAAGTTGAAGTCGCCCGACGGCAAGCGGGTCGGCGGCGTGCCGACGATCCTCTTGGTCCCGCCCGAACTGCAGTTCGTCGCGCAGCGGCTCTACCAGAGCACCACGGTCAACACCGGCGGCGCGTCCGCGGACGACTCGGTGCCCAGCGACAACATCCACGCCGGCAAGTACCGGCCGGTGGTGTGCGACTGGCTCTCCGACGCGGCCTTCGCCGGCCAGTCGGCGAAGGCGTGGTACTTGTTCCGCGCGCCGGGCGTTCTGGCCCCGGTCGTGGTCAGCTTCCTCGACGGCGTGCAGACGCCGACGGTGGACATGGCCGAGGCCGACTTCAACCAGTTGGGCGTGCAGTTCCGAGGCTACCACGACTTCGGCGTCGATTTCGCCGAGTGGCTCGCGGGGATCAAGGTCAAGGGCGAAGCGTAATCCCGGCATCCTCTCGGAGAGTGAGACATGGCTCAAGCGACTTTCGTTCAGGACGGCGAGTGCATCGACTACGCGCCGGTCGCGGATGTGGCCGCCGGCGACGTGGTCGTGCAGGGCGACCTTGTCGGTGTCGCCAAGCGGGACATCCCGGCGAACACGCCCGGTTCACTCGCGGTCGGCGGCGTGTTCGACTTCGCCAAGCTCGCCGGCCTCGTGCTGGCGGTCGGCACGCTCATCTACTGGGACGACGCGGCCAACGTCGCCACCAACGTGTCCGCCGGCAACAAGCTGCTCGGCAAGGCGGTGCGGGCGTCGGCCGCAGCCGACACCACCGTTCGGGTCCGGATGAGCCAGTGAGGCCGCGATGCCCGACCTGCTCAGAACCGGTTCCGACTGGCTAGCCGACATGCTCAAGGAGCACGCCTCGCGGCCGGTCGTGTACCGGCGCGGGGCGGTCGAGGTCACGGTGCAGGCGACCATCGGTCGGACGCTCCTGAAGCTCGACGACGGTTACGGCGGCGTGCGGATGGAGTGGACCGACCGCGACTTCCTGATCCACGCGGCGGACTTGGTGCTGGGTACTGCGACCGCGTTGCCCGAGCGGGGTGACACGATTCGGGAAACGCAGGGCGACAAGACGCTCGTGTACGAGGTGATGGCCCCGGGCAAGGAGCCGGCGTGGCGCTGGTCGGACGTGTACAGGAAGGTTCTTCGGATTCACACCAAACAAGTGGGGGTGGAGTGATGCTCGACTTCTTACGGCAGCTGCTCAGTCTGCGCGGCGGCGGGACGAACCCCGGCGAGGCCGCACCGATCCTCCGGGCCATCGTTCACAGCGAGGCGCTCACCGAGATCGTCCGGGCGACGGGCACGCCGATCGACGACCTGATCCTTCAGATCGTGCGGGCGCTCCTTCCGAAGGAGGCCTGATGCCCGCGACGATTGTGCAGATCGCCGACGCCGTGGTCGCCCAGTTGAACGCGACTTCGTTCAGCCAACCCCTCCAGGCCGAGCGGCACTACCTCCCGCAGTTCGAGCTGTCCGAGATGACCGAACTGCGCGTCAGCGTGGTGCCGCGGTCGGTGGCGAGCAAGGGCCTCGACCGCAACCGCGACAGCTTCGACTACCGCATCGACGTGGCGGTGCAGCGGAAGCTCGACCCGACGCCGGGGAACCTCGATGCGCTCGTGGCACTGGTGGAGGAGATCGCCGACCACTTCCGGTCGCACCCGCTGGCGGGATACCCGCAGGCCCGCTGCACCGAGGTCGAGAACGTCCCGGTTTACGCGCCGGAACACCTGGACGAGTTCCGGCAGTTCACGAGCGTGCTGACCCTGACCTTCCGCGCGTGGCGGTGACGCATGATCGGGCTGAGCTTCCAAGCCGCCAAGCGCGGGTTCTTCGACCGGGCGGCGGTGCAACAGAAGGTCGATAAGGCCACGCGCAAAGTGCTGTCGCGGTTCGGTGCGTTCGTGCGGCAGCGGGCGAGGACCTCGATCAAGAAGCGGAAGGAGATCAGCCGACCGGGTCAACCGCCGCACTCGCACGTCGGCCTCCTGCGGAAGTTCATCCTGTTCGCCTACGACGCCGGTCGCCAGTCGGTCGTGATCGGGCCGACGCTGACGAAGGACGAGTCGGAAGCCCCGCGCCTCCTGGAACACGGCGGCGACACGACGCTGGAGACGCGCGAAGGCCCGAAGCGGGCGCACTACCGCCCGCGCCCGTTCATGGGTCCGGCGTTCGAGGCCGAGAAGCCGCAACTGCCGGCCTTGTGGAAGAACTCGGTTCGCTGAGGGGACACCGATGAGCGTGAAACTCGGACTCGACGCCAAGCTGTTCCGCAACACCGGCACCCACGCCGCGCCGGTGTGGAACGAGGTCGAGAACGTCAAGGACCTGACACTCAACTTGGAGGCCGGCGAGGCTGACGTGACGACGCGCGGCAACGCCGGCTGGCGGGCGACCGTGGCGACGCTCAAGGACGGCTCCATCGAGTTCGACATGGTGTGGGACACCGAGGACGACGACTTCACCGCCATCCGCGACGCATTCCTCAACCACACCGCCGTCGAGTTCGCGGTCATGGACGGCGACGTCGCGACGGCCGGCTCGCAAGGACTGCGGGCCACCTGCGCCGTCACCAACTTCAGCCGCAACGAGCCACTGGAAGAGGCGATCACGGTGAGCGTGACCGTGAAGCCGACGTACTCGGAGAACCCGCCCGAGTGGATGACCGTGGCCTGATCACCCGAGGAGTTCCCATGCGATTGCCGTTCGCTCTCGCCCTGTTCGCCCTGGTCTCACCCGCCGCCGGCGCGGAGCCGATCCGCATCGCCGGCGAGACGAAGTACAAGCCGCACAGCCTCGTCCGGCTGCGCGCCGAGGGTGTCGATCCCAAGGCCGCGATCCTCTGGCGCGTCCACCCGGCGAAGGACGTGCAGCGGGCGACCACGCCGCGCGGCGTGCTGGAGTTCGCCGCCCACCCCGGCACCTACGAGATCGAGTTGCTGGTGATCCGGCAGACCGGGGACGGGCTGGTCGTCGAGGAGAGCCAGGTCACGGTCGTGATCGAGGGCTGCAACCAGGTGCCGCCCGCGCCCGAGCCGAAGCCGCCGGGTAAGGCCAACGCCGAGCGGGCGATCGGCAAACTCCGCTTCGGCAACGCCGGTTGCACCGCGACCGTGATCGGTCCGAAGCGCGGCGACGGCAAGTGGGACATCCTCACCGCCGCCCACTGCACCGGCGGTGTCGGCAGCCGGGGCACGTTCACCCTCAAGGACGGCCGCACGCTCGCGGTCACCGTCGCGGCGCGGAACGCCGACTCGGACCTCGCCTGGCTCGTGACCGACGCGGCCGTGGACGACCTGCCGTTCGCCTCGCTCGCGGCGAAGAACCCGCCGGTCGGGACCGAGGTCTGGCACATGGGCTACGGGATCGACCGGCCGGGCAACCGGGAAGACGGCCGCGTCACCGGCCCGGAGACGCCCGGCGGGCGACTGCAGATGGAGCTGAGCGTCTCCTCCGGCGATTCGGGCGGCGGCATCTTTCGGGCCGACACCGACGAACTGATCGCGGTCGTCTGCTGCACCACCGAGCGCGGCCGCAAGACGCTCATGTTCGGCGGCAGCGCCGAGCGGGCGAACCGGCTGCGCCCGGCGGCGACGACCGACGCCGACGCCTGGGAGCCGCTCGCGATACCGGTCTGCGTCGCCAAGCGGACCGACGCGGACTGGGAGCCGATCGACATCCCCCTCGTCCGGAGGAAGTGACGTGCACAGCTTCCGCGACAACGCCGGGCGGGTGTGGACAGTCACGATCAACGTGGCAGCGATCAAGCGCGTCCGCGGGCTGGTCGGCGTCGACCTCTACAAGCTCATCGACGACGGCTTCAAGCCGCTCGGCGCGCTCGTCGCCGATCCGGTGCAACTGGCCGACGTGCTGTTTTGTCTGTGCAAGGACGAGGCGGACGCAAAGAGCATTTCGGACGAGG